GCTTTAGGAGCTACCTTGTCACCATACACATCACCTTTATTTTCCCAACAAGGGCCATGACAGAAACTTGTGTACCAAGTTATGCCTAACGCCTTGTCTTCGTTAAGGTAAGTTTGTAAGTGGGTATTAGGTTGTACATCACAATCTGGACAAGAGATTTTCTCTATACAGGCTGCATGTTTAGCCATCAATTGCTCTCTCTATAAAAAGGAAAGGGTCATTAGTGTCACAGTAGTCACCAATTTCTAAAGCTTGTACATCTTCTCTGGTTGTAGGGTCAAACCTGTCGTCTAGCTCTTCTTCCCAGACAAGCCTGTCATACTTGCTATGCATTCGGTTCTTTATAGTGAACTGTTTCATATTAACTCTCCATAAATTTTAGCTATGAGCTTGTTACCAAACTCAGGAGGTACAGTTATGACTTCGGCTGGCTTAGTACCATTCATCATTACAGCAGGTCGTTTCTTACCCTGTATCAATGGACGATGCGCCCCAGTTTTCATAATATAACCAGCACCTTCGAAGTGCTTAAACATAAGCTCTCGCTGCTCAGTAGCCGATAGACCTAGCTTAAACTTAGCATCTATACATTTGAATAGCCTAGTGACATCTTCCATCAGCAAGGCTGTCAGGCTGTTAAGTTGCAATTGCTCAACTAGCATACTCATAGCTTCATCGCCCAAGCTCATTTCACTGTGCTGAGAGTAGTTAAATATGCCCGTAGCGACCACATGGCGAGACTTAACACCAAATTCATATACTCGTTCCAGTTCTTGAAATGCAGCTATTAAATGATGCTCACGGAACTCTTTAGCTTGCTTAGCTGAGAGCTTCATAGCCTTTATTATACGCAGCGTTTCAGCAATCGTATGCTTGTGCCACATATAGTCAGACTTGCGCCCTGTGGTACTCATGTAGTCTACAATGATGCCTTCTTTAGCCAAGTAGCTACAATCTTTTTCTTCAATAAAGGCTGTACAAACATCAATCAATTCGCCTTCCATTACAAGCCCCTTAGAAGTATTTGTTATACACAACCATGCTGTTCTGTTGCATTGCTACTGAGTGACGATTAGCGCGCTCTGGTGTGTCGCTGTGCCACTTAGAATCGAGCATTTCAATAGAGGCGGCATTGAAGTCACCCTTACCCAAATATCCCCAAGTCTTCTTAAATTTAAGTACACCTGTAACACCTAGCTGGTAGGACATAGAAATAATTATGTTCTGACGAGCCTGTGACAAGCTACTAAATATGTGGCTGTACTTGGAACGGTCAAGAGCTTCTAGTATTTCAGAAATATCATCATTCAACATTTCAGTACCAGCTAGCTCAGTGATAGTTAATGGGAAGTTCTCAGGCTTCATGCCCTTGCGCTTGTGCAACTTAGTACCATAACCAATAGTTACATAACCAGCAGAACATAGGTAAGGTTTACGACGAAAGCCCTCTTCAAAGGCTAGGATTTTCTTGATAGTCATTTGTGTATTCTCCAATTGAGTTAGTGGAATAGGTTTAGGTAGTACCTCTACATATTGTATGACAGGTACTTCGATGCGGTATTCAGTCTCAGTGACTACTACAGGGTTAGCAGGTACGTGCATTTGCCAGAACTTGCCAAGGATGATAAGTGTGCATAGTATACATATTACTATTACAACTTTGTCTACCTGTTTCATTAGAAGCAGACTCTTACGAATATATTCTTGTTAGGGTTAGTTACCCAATCCAATACAAAATCCTCAACAACACAGCCGCAGTAGTTAATGCCATTGTCAGGTCTACCAAGAACTTCAATAGCTTCTCTAGCAGTCAGCTCCCACACATACTTTTGAGTTATAGTATTAACAACCAAGGTCTTGCCTGTGGCAAGTGAGCGCGCTGCTAATAGGTGATTCGTTTTACGTTTAGACATTGTGGTTTCCTTTTGAGCAAATAAAAAAGCCCACACCTAGAAGGTATGAGCATAAGGTAAGTTCTATTCAGGTAGATGTAGGTAGCGACCCATGCACCAAGGATTAGTTTATATATTCATTCTTGCCAATCTCCCAGTGAAGTCCCTCAAGGACATACACCCACCTGAATAGAACCTATCATTCATAGACAGGTTCTATCAACTAAACGATAACTTAGAAAGTTACGTCGTCAGCAGCATCATCAGCAACTACTTCATCAGTAGTAACTTCAACTTCAACTTCATCAGTACTTACTTCAACTTCAACACGTTCAGGTCTGTCAGCAGCAACCCATGTGAAGTAAGCGATTAAGATGTTTGATTTAGACTTAGCATTCTTGCCTTCTAAACCTTGGTTAGCACAGAAAGCAGCAGCTTCGTCACGGAATTCAGCGCCTTTAAGATGTGCAGTTTCCGCTTCAACAGCTTCATCGCGTGTATTAAATAATACTGCGCCATCAGCTAGTTCAACTGCGAATTTACCGAAAATTTCTTGGATATTAGATTCTTGAGACATAATGTTCTTCCATATATATTGTTTTGAGCAAAGTTGCTCGGGTTAGTTCGCTCAGAATGAGCTAGGGCATAACGCGCCCTGTTCGTGTCTAATATAAAACTTAGTAGGGACAAATCTAATAAGAGTACAAACACAAAGTGCTTGAGAGAGGGACTTCATATGTAAGGGTCATACAAAGTGTCTCTATCAAGAACTCTACACACTCCAGCGGTTACCAACCTTGTAGGGAGTGTGCTTGTTATCGAATCTAAACGTTACATTTTACGACATAACTTGTATCCTTTTGTTGTTTCTGCTAAATATAGGTTCTACTTTAACCACGTTAGCGCACATTAATTTGGGTATTGCAAGACAAGATATTTACTTCACTCTCCTTGCGAGAGCTAGGAGGTACACATGTCAGGAAACCTTGAGGTTATTACGCAGAGCAATACCCAAATTAATATAAACTTTTGTTAGCTTCTATTTGTGGAATCTACCGTCCACCGAGCAATCATGAGTTGCCACGCTATAGCAAGAAGGTGTTTAGCCTAGCCATTTCATATATAGATATATGGTTCTTATACGTTAATTCTTATACAAGCTAACGTAACGTCACTTGTATTGCAGCCTACTTACATAGGACTTTTGCCTCTCCGAAAGACTCTTATTGCCATAGGCAGGACTCGAACCTGCGACGCATCTATCTCCGACCGCTCTACCAACTGAGCTACTATTGACATCGTTAGGGTAGACTCACTACCATGCGCATTTTAATGTCTTGTCAGTGACAGCTACTTATATTAAGTGAGCAAGTTTTACAGATTACCATCCTGCTTGATTACCTCATACGTAGGAGGGAACACGCTTCCAAGTTTATGTCGTGGTTACCTTGACAGCTTTTTACATGCTTTGCTCATGTGCTTTGTTATACTCATTAATGAGTCTAGGAACTACTTAATAATTACCAAGTAGTCTCACCTAGTCTACTCTCATGTAACCGTTACCTTTCAAACGATGCTCTACACTTAAGTACATTGTTTAAGTCATTATTGACTACAGAATTTCTATACCGAACACATCTGTAACACATCGGTTAACCAGAAACGATTCCAAGCTGGTCACACATTTACAGTCTCTATACCAACAGACAGACCACCAACTAATTATACTCACTGGGTGGATAAGGAGTTCTTTCAAGTACAAAGGCGAGGCTAAGATATATCCTCACTTTACTGCCAGCCTTCCTTGCTGAGCTTCCTTATCTAGGTTTAACGAGTCTGCTTTGCTCGTAGCGTCAGGGCGACTTAGGTTTGAGCGCCCGATAGGTTATTTTAACAGACCGTCCTATCATCTTATTTCTGCTAATGCGTGTAACGTACTGCATCAAGGTAGCCTAATCCTCGGAGTGCTTAGGCTCGGTTTCGACTCTACATATTAAACTAAAGCAAACATTCCTTGCTTTGATTTAAACTGTTTCTTTAACATCTTGTTCAACAGGCGAGCACCTTCGCGTAGTTGAGCAGTTGCTGTTTGGTACGTACCCAATAATACTGGGTTACCTGCTGAATCAATGTCAACAGGGTGTTCAATTTTATGGGTTTTAGTTGTGCCAGCTTTAGCAAAGTACGCACGAGAGTTACGGTTAGATTTGTTTACGCCAGCTAAGGCACGAAGCTGTTTTGCTTTACGACCATTCATAATAGTTACTCGATAGTTAGTTTAAGTTAGTAGGTGTCTTAGATAGGACACCTAGAAAGAATTCATAAAAAGGTTTGTTAATCTTTTACTGGTAAATCTTTGTCAAGCTGTTCAGCACACAAGTCAATTATTTCTTGTAGCTCAACTTGCTTTAACTTGTAGCTTTCAGACACTTTAGCAATGTCTTGGTTGTTTTCAATTTGAGACTGTGCTTCACGAATAAGAGATTCAAGTTCAAAGTCCTGAGCAGTTAAGATGTCAGTGCCGCCAATCATTACTGGGCGAGATATAGATAGGTTCATGTTCATAGTTTTGTCACTTCTTAAGTAATATTTAGTTTGGATGCCAGTATTTAGCAATAAGGTATGCTCGTCACTGCTTAGGTCTTTCCACATGCCAGCGAAGTCAACACCAGCTTTGTGCTTGTGGGCTACTGATAGGGTTTGCATTTCACGCCTGATTTCCTCACACTTTTCCATATCAAAGTGCATTGAGCGTGTATTAGACATGCCATACATTGAGGCGTAGTCTCTAGCCCTCCCTGCATGTAGTGATGGCAGATTCTGAATAACAGGTCTAGCACAACGGGTACGCATAGTAGAAGTGAACAAGTCACTTAGTACTCTACTTGGTTCAGTAGAAACCCACAATCCGTGAAGTTTTGTGATGTCTTTTTGTAATTGGTTCACATATCTCTCCTAGAAGAAATGCATTAAAAGGAACTAACCTTTACCAGTTAGTTCACCTTCGATAGTACAGTAATCAGTAGCTCTCGTCACAGCAGTGTAAGCCATACGAGTCTTCTGTTCGTAGTCACGACAACCATCAATATCACATAAGTCTACTAGCGCATGTTTCAGCGTAGTACCCTGACATTTATTAACAGTTATAGCATAAGTAAATCTAATGTCAGCACAGCCCTCTTTCAAACTAAAGAAAGAACTCCAAGCCTTGGAAGCTTCTGTATCAAAGCCATTAGCCTTGAAAGCTTTAGCATCATTAGACAGGTCACGCAAGCGGTCTAGTAGCTTAGCAGGAGTAGATGGTACGAATACAATCTCAGGTACTTCTTCGCCAGTATCATCAGACTTGAACTGTATGAATGCACCATCTAACCCATGACTCTCAGTTTTCTCAACTGACACCACAGTCACTCTGCCATTGTTACGAATAAGACAGTCTTCACCAGTTGCGTTAGTTATAGTAGTGTTAGCTACCATTTCTTCACCAGCTATAGGTGTAGGGTCTTTCAATCCCATAATCTTCTTACGAATCTTACGGTTAAGAGTTAGGCATCGTCTGTTAGTATATGCCAATACTTTAATATTTCTCATATTACCATCACGCTTGCCAGCCGCGAAAGCTTTATAAGCTAACTCTTCAATATCATCAACATGACGTACACCCTTGCCAGAGCCATCCTTGTTAAGGAGAGTCCTAAGCTTAGGCTGTTTATCGCCATCTACAGCTTTACGATAGGCTACAGATAACTTGTATATCATATCATCTTCGTCCACCCGCTTAGGTATGGTTAACATGAATAGTGCGCCTTGGTCTAGGGTATGCTCATAAGCTGGCACACACAGGCGTTGGCCTTCTTTAACTACTGGAAAACATTGCTTGCTGTCACCAACAAAGAACACTCTAGCGCCAGTACGGTCACACTCTTCGAGCAGTAAAGCTAACTCGTCATGCCCCATTAAACCTGCTTCATCTATCAAGACTAGCATATTACTAGTCAAGCGAGGGTCAGCATCTTTATCACGCATCATAGGTGTGCTTAAGCCATCTACACCTGTCTCCTTATCAACATAAGGAACCCAACCCATTAATGAGTGGAGTGTTGTTACTACAGTGCCAGTGAAGTCGGCTAAGACCTCAACAGCACTATGAGTCATACTAGCAAGGACAGGTATGTAGTTAGAGTTCTTAACAATAACTTCTTCAATGATGTCCTTCATAGAGTAAGATTTACCAAAACCAGCACTAGCCCATAACCCACAAGTTTGCTGATTTGTTTCATTTAGCCACTTGTCAAATTGACGAGATACCTCTATCTGGTCAGGCATAAGTGTGATTGACATGTTGTTCTCCCAAGTTAAGGCTAAGCCTGATTATTTAATAGAAAGTACTGTTTAGTGCTAATTAACAAGTACTTAGTTTGTTGGGTAGAGGTAGTTACCTTCACGTACATACCTTTGGTGTGTTTTACTACTACACCAAACTGCCCAGAACGAAGGCCATACGAGTATAGTAAAGAGTCTTCTTGTATGCCTTTGAAGCGTACATGGAAAGAAGGGTATCCTGCGTCAAACCTGTTTATTTTAGCATCCAGTTTGTTGTTAGAGCGGTTTAAAGCTGCACAGCCTATTAAAGCTAATACAAGCACTACTATAATTAATATTAGAGTCATGTTATTTCCTTTGTTGTTAAATAATAATGACGAAGAACCCTACCCATAACAGGTAAGGCTCTTTACATTACAACTTAGAGCCACTCATGCCAGCATAGTAGCAGTGACCATCTTTTCAGAACGGGTTAACGTCTGTGTCAGCAGTTGCAGCAGTAGTGTGTGCAATCTCACCACCGTCATGGACAGCAGGAGTATCCCCATTAGCCTTAGCAATAACATCAGCATTACGCACATCAACTAACCAAGCTTTGAACTCAGCATCTTCAACAACTAGCGCTTCATCGAATTCGCCTTTAACAGCTTTATCACCGAAGAACGCAGCAGATACAATAGTACCTATAGCAGCAGCAACGTGGGCACTTGTGAAGTTACCAAAGTTATGCCACTTGTTTTGGTAGTTTAACGCAACACGGTATGGTTGGTTAAGGTCGTAACGGTTTGGTTGCACATTGTAACCACGATTGTCACGCTTAATTGCTTCTTTGCACTGCAAGATTTGAGTATCTGTCATTTCAACGCGTGAAACAGTAGAAACAGCAGTGTTTAGAGCAGATAATTTTGATAATATAGACATAGTTTTCTCAATAATAGATTAATAGTTAGGATAAACGAAATATTTATCATGTATAGCCCTCGCAAGGACTATATAGTTAAATACTTATGTACTTACACCATTGGACTGGTCTGACCAACTCTGTTGTATAGAGTTACTTCTTAAAGTACCCTTGTAACGTAAGTTGGCTTTACCTGTAGACAGGCGTTGACCAAATGGTTTTAATATTGTACTGGTCTTAGGTTGACCATTTTCTTTCAATTCATTCTTGTTATTCATGTGTGCCTCCAAAGGCTAGTTAGTTTAGTACAAGTTCAATTTCTTTCTTTACAATCATCTACAGCTTTGCCTAGCTCAGC